CTATGTTCCGGTTATGGCCGCCATCGCCGCCCGTGCGAGGAGGGTTTGATCCCGCGCCGCGGTGTAGTGATCGACGAGCCGCGATGTCTTGTGCCCGGTGATCGCGGCGATCTGCAACGAGCTGCAACCGGCCTCGGCGAGCCGCCGGCAGATCGCCTTACGCAGGCCGTGCGCGCTGCAATGCGGCAGGCCCGCTTGGTTGCACCAGTCGCGGAAGTGGTTGCCGAACCCCGCCGCGCTGAACGGTGCACCGGTGTGCGTCACGAGGAACGTCAGGTTGTCGGCCGGCGTGGCGTCGATCGCCGCGGCCAACTCAGGCACCACCGGGATCACCAGGACCGGGCCGCCGGTCTTTTGCGGTTTGACGTGGAGAGCACCATCGCGGACGTGCTGGCGGCCGATGCGGACCACATCGGAGCGCCGCAGCCCGGTATTGAGCAGCGCCTCGAAGGCCAGGCGCGGGCGGGTTCCGATGGCATGATGAGCCCGATACTTCGCGATATCGTCCTCGTTCCACGAGTAGAAGCCTTCGGTGCGTTGGCGCGGCAGCTTGACACCGATGGTCGGGTCATCCTCGCGCAGCCCCGCGAGCATGCAGAAGCGCAACAGACTGCGCAGCGCCTTCAAGAGGTCGCGGGCGGCGCCGGGCTTGGTCGCCTTTGCGTCGATCATTGCCGCGACGTGCTTGCGCTGAAGGTCGTTTACCGGGCCGTCGCCGTAGGTCTGGAACCAATGCTCCAATATGTTCCGCCGGGTGCGCTGGCCGCCCGGCGCCAAGCCAAGGAACCCGGTCGAAAGATAATACCCGGGCCGCGCCGCGTTGAAGGTGCCGGCCCGGCTGCGCCCCGCGCCGATTTCCGGGCGGGCGCCGGCTTTGGCCGCCTCGTACTCAAGCCAGAACTCCGGGCTCAGGTACTCGGCATGGAGCCGGATTTTATTGCGCCCGGCGGCGCGATAATAGGTCTGCCACTTGCCGTGGCGGTTCTTGAACCGATGAACGTTCGGCACTTCCAATGTTGTCATCTTTCAGTTTCTCGTCGAAGTAGTTACCGGGTGAAGTTTCCGCCTCTTGCCCTTCTTTCCGGAACAGGTACCGGCCGGTCACCGGATCGAACTCAACGCGGTCAAAGCCAGCCGCTCTCGCTGCGCGCAAGGCCCGGGTGATGTCGCCTTGCCGGAAGGGGTGCGGGCGGGCTGCCACCGGGCTTACCCTCCGGTTCCGGCCGGTGCCAGTGTCGGGAACTCGTCGCCGCCGGTGCGCGGGTTGTAACCTTCCGCCTCGCGCACCTCGTTCGGGGTCAGCACACGGTTCTTGATCGCGATATCATACCCGGCCCACCGCTGCGCCGGATCGCCGCGGAGGAACCCGCCCAGGTCCAGCTCGAGACAGCTACTCGAGCCCGCGGTGAACACGGATCGCGAGAACTCGGCCTCGAGCTTCCTGATCCACGGCGACAACGTGTGCTGCGCGAACCACCGGCCCGCCGTTTCGCTGTTCGTGAAGCTGGAGTGATCCCAAATCCCGACGAGCGGCGGCGGCACCTGGAAGATGCGCGCCAGCTCCTCGGTGGAGAACCGGCGGCTCGCCAATAGCTCGGCGTCCTCGGGGCTGACGCTGATCTGCCGCCATTTGATCCCGTGATCTAGGATCAGAGCACGCGCGGCGTTTTGCGGCCCGGCGAAGGATTGCTTGAAGCTCTCCGTGAGCCGAACGCGGCCCGCGTCGCCTAATACCCCGTCCATCTCAAACGCGCCCGAGGGGTTCGCGCCGTTGCGGATCATGTTCGACGCGAAACTCTGAACCGACAGCGCGGCGACAACCGTCTCGGCCGCGCGAGAGAGGCGCGAGCGCCCGATCAGCCCGGTATCGGACCGGTCGCGAAGATGCAGCACTTCATCGGGCAATAGCCGGCGCAGCTGCCCGCCGCTGGCGCTGTTCGACGACACGATGTCATAGGCGAGCCGGTCGCCGGGCAGGAGCACCGGCGACACCCAGCCCCAGGGTATCGGTTGCAGCCCGATCACGGCGCCGCGGTTGTCGATCTGGATCTCGGCGAGCCCGTTGCCGCGCAGCAGCGTCGACGCCAGCAACCACTCCAGAAAGTCGGGCCAGGATTGCGCCTGGTTCGGCCCTTGCCGGATCAACCGGTTGACGGGGTGCGTCAGATCCTCGATCCGGCCGGTATCGGTGCGCCGGTACACGTAGGCGGGCAACGAGCCGATCGCCGAGCTGATCGCCTGCACGCATGCCGAGACGGTTGCCAGCCCCTCAGCGGCGCCAGGCGACACCCAGGCGCCGGCCGCGGTGAAGCCACCGGCCAGCAGGTCCGCGACATAGTGATCCGCCTCGCGATCGCGGCGCTCTGGAGCGCGCCGGAGACGCGAAAGGAAGCCGGGTAGCTTCATCGCACCGTCTCCAGGAACATGCGTGCCAGGCGCAGCCGTGGCGCCAGAGAACGGGCTTGCAGGGTCGTGCCGTCATAGGCGGGCCAGCTCGACACCACCGATATCTCTTTCAGATTGACGGCGCGCAACTCGCGGCGCCGGCCCTGCCACCGTTCGCCACCGGGCGGCACCGTAAAGGCGAACGACATGCCGCCCAAATCGCCGCGCTCGACGAGCGCCAGCACGTCGGCGCCGAGCGTCGTCAGCGGCAGGTCGATGTCGAACGCGAGCCTTACTGTCCTCAGACAGCCGCAGCGTGCCGCTGCGCGTGCGTGCCAGCAGCCGGGTCGGGTCATGGTCCGCGAGCGCCAGCACGTCGGCGCCGGACGCCAGCGAGCCGGCGAAGGCGCCGGGCGCGATCGTCTCGACGAAATCGGCGACGCGCGCCTCGGTGTTGAAGGTCGCGGCGTACCCTTCAAGCCGCCTTCCAGCGGCCCGCAGCTCGACGATGGCGGCACGGCGTTCCAAGGGTTAGATATCCATCTCGGCGTAGGTGAACGCCTCAGGATGGCGCACCGCCACGTCGCAGTCGCGCATGACGCGGAGCAACACGCGGCCCCGGGCATAGGCGCTGTCGGCGTAGGGGTTGACCAATAGGTCGATGCCGGACCAGTAGCCGACCAAGAGCTGCGCCCAGCAGCCGAAAAGCACCGTGCTGGTCGCGCCGCTGCTGTTCCCGGTCGAGAGGCTGGTCGTCACCGCGGCCGGGTAGCCGGCGAGGCTGCCAGGGTCGGTCATCAGGAACATCGCGGCGGTGTTGGCTTCGCGCAGCGTGGAGCGGAACTTCGCGACGGCATCCGGCGCCATCGCCCAGCCGAGCGCGGCGATATCGGCGTCGAGCATTTGGATCGCGGTGGGGAAGCTCAGAACCTCCGCCCACGACGGCGGCGCGCTCAACGTCGACGGCGCGACCCCGCTCTGATGCATGATGCCGATCGGCGTGTTGCCGCTGCCGTCGCCGAGCATCGCGGCCTTGTCGATCGCGTTGGCGATCACCGCGGCGAGGTCGTTCCGGACGATCGTCTCGACAGACGGCGAGGCGTTTATCAGCGTGCGCCGGCTGTAGGACGTGATCGCGCCCACCGTGCGCGGCGACAGCTTCACGTCGTCAAACGACAATGCGGTGTCGGAAATCGCCTCGTCCTCGCCGAGCCATTGCGCCGTCGCGGAACCGGTCTGCCGCGGGATTTCCTGATCCCCGACAAGATCGCTCAGCACGGTCGCGCCGAGGCGCCCGACGACGAGCCCGGCGCGCAGCCGGTCGATGAACAGGTCCGGCCGGTGCGCAATCGGATAGAGCGGCGACGCGGCGCCAGCCGGGCTGTTTCCGGGTTCGATCAACATCACGTTGTCGCCGAAAGCGCGGCGCTCGACGAGGAACGCCTGGTCCGGGATCGCGATGCCCTGGAACTTCCGGCCGCTGCGGCGCCGCACCTCGGCGCTAATCTCGCGCTCGAACCCGGCGTCGACATCCTCGCCGATCGCCGCGCCGATCGCCTTGGTGATGCTGAACTCGCGGGCGCGCGTCTCGTACTGCCCGTCGCCGAGCCGGCCGGACAGCGCGATCGCGGGCGCGCGGCGTTCGGCATCGTCGACAAGCTTTTGCCGATCGGTCGCGGCATCGAGCTGGGTCAGCTCGGCCTTCAGCGCGTCGAACCTGGCCGCTTTGTCGTCGGGCAGCTCGTCGCCGGTATCGGCGATCGTTCGCATTTCGGTCACCACCAAGGTGCGCTTTTCGAGAAGTTCGCGAAGCGTCGGCATTGTGAAAAATCCTTCCAAGGGAACGCGCGCCGGTCGGCGGGCTTTGGTTCTGGTTAGACGAATCCCACGGGGTACTGAGACAGCGCGGCGGTCAGCGCCTCGTGCATTGCCTCAGCGCGGGTTCGTAGCTCGCGGGCGCGGCGCTCCACCTCGATGTTCCCCGCCTGACGCGCCTGAGCCTCTACCGCGAGGGCCTCTTTGATCAGGCTTTCAGTTACAGCAGGGTCTTTGATTTCTTCTTCTTCGGGAAGAAGTCGAACCTGCCGCAGAACGCGCCCGAGGATCCTGGATATGTTGAGGACCAGGTATGTGTTGGCGGGTTCAACGAAATCTTCTTCGGGCTGCTTTGCCGCAAAGCCCATCAGCGCCCGGGTAACTTCTGCCTCCCTTTCGGGAGTTGCTTTTCCGAGAGGGTCGTCCAGACGGCACCGCCACTCAGAGTCGACGCTCTCGCGCCAGAACAGCGCCTTGACGCCCAGGAACTCCAACACCATGCCCCAGTCGGGGGTATCGCCGGAGCGGAAAAGCTCAAGCGCTTTGCTCATTACGATGAGGTTCGCGAAATTGCTGGCCGTTCCGACATCAAACCCGAAATCAACGAGCTTTCGGACGATCGCCAGGACGGCCAGATCAGCGAAGGTGTACTCGCGCCAGCCGCTACCGGCCTCGCTAAACGGGAGTTTGAGTTCCGGATTTAGGAGCCATCGGCGGAACGACTTCGGCGTCGTCTCGATCACGGAGACCGCATCCGAAAATCGAAATTTTTTCACATTGATCGGCGCCATCAGAAAATCCCCTTGAGGGCATTTCTGACAAATTGTACCCTTAAGGGAAGTTTGTCAACCGCCTCAAAGGAAGCTGCCATGCCAGACACCACCACGACGCTGCGCACCGAAATCGAGACGATGGCCCGCCGGCTCATCGCCGCTGGCTTCCCGCCCGAGGTCGTTGCCGGCGAGCTGGTCGCCGCTGGCGCGTGCCTCGTTGCCGCAAAGCACGGCGCCGCGCCGGCCGGTGCCTGGTTGCGCGACGCGGCCGAGAAGGTGGCGCTCGCGGAGACTACGCATTAAGGCGCTTGGCCGCAGCGAAAATAAATATCGTTGCACCGGGCGTAACGCGCTCCCGTCTACACAGACGATCGGCGCCAGTTTTCAACATAAAGCCGCCCCGACACGCTCGATACTGTTTCAGTGTACGCAAAGCGAAGTTGCGTCACATGCAACGCAAGCATTATCGCTTCAAATCCTTTCAAATAGCCCTTGCCTGGTGGCGTTTTCGGGGGTTGCTTGGGCCCATGTCGCCCAACCACAACCTGCCATGCCGCGATGCGGTGCTCGACGCCCGCGCCAAGCACAACCGCGCGAGGACCCGGCTCACGCCCTTCCCGCGACTGACATGCCCGACCACGGTGGGCGACCTGGTGCGGCTCGCCGACGCGGTGCACGAAGACGACGTGCTCCTGCTCCTGCCGGCGGTCTTCCGCAAGGTTGAGGAGCTGGCGATCGTGGAGGATGACCAGGGCGCCTATCCTGCGGGTCCTGATCGTGCTCGCCACGCTGGTCAACCGGGCGATTTTCGAGGTCTGCGACGTGCCGAAAGATGCCGACGCTGTGATCTGACCGACGAGGGAAACGAGGAAATGAACAAAAAGCTCGACTTGTCCGAGGGAGAGAGGGTCGTCGCCGAAGGTAACCACGCCTTAACGGTCGATCACGACGGTAATGAGGTATTTTGCGGCCTATCCCTTGCCGAAACGGTTGAGTATTTGGACTTAGCGCGCAACGGCAGCAAAGGTGATCCCGCCCGCGCCGACCGCTACCTCGAACTCAACGAAAAGCACGAAGCGTTTAGGCTCCGATTTACTGGAGCCTACAAAGTTTAATTAGGCAGAAATAACCAGCGGCCGATCGCCGAAGTCGATTTCCGCCTCAGTCGGCTCCCGGGTCGCGAGCCCGACCGCATAAACCGCCGACACGGCGGGGTCGATCCGGCCCCGCGAGGCGCGTTTTGACAGCTTCCGGTTACCGGCGGGGTCCAGCTCGATCGCCGCGTTCGACACCGCCCACCGTAGAACGGGGTTGCCGCCGTGTGCAAGCCGGCCTTCCAGAACCAGCGCCTCGAACGCGGTCAACGAGGGCGACACGTCCTTGTAGCCGGCGCCGTGAGGTTCGAGCGGGAGGTCGATCCCCTCCCGGTCGAGCTGCGCTTGCAGATCGCCGATCAGCCAGCGGTCGGTCGCGATCTTACGCAGCTCCAGCCCCTCGGTTTGCCGCGCGATCCACGCGCCGAGCCAGGCCCGGTCAACCGTGCGCCCCGGCACTTCAACCAGGTGCCCGAGGCTATGCCAGAGCCGATACGGTGCGTTGTCCTCGCGCGCCTTCGCCTCCAGCCCCGCGGCGGGCAGGAACGCCCAGGTGCGCAGCGCGCCCGTCTCCGGCCAGAACAGGGAAAACGCGGTGAGGTCCGCTGGCCCCGCAGCAAGGTCGAGCCCGCCCCAGCACTCTCCGGCGGGTTCGGGCTGCGCCGCGCAAGCGTCCCAGTCGATCGGAGCGAGCCATCGATTGTCGAGAACCACCGGCTGGTTCAGCACGTAGGCGCGGAACGCCGCCTCCGTCGCCGGGATGCGCCGCGCCTGGTTCGCCAAAACCCGCACGTCCGCCAAGCTGCGGAAATCGCCCAGCGCGGGGTTCGCCAGCTTCCACGTCTCCGGATCCCAGGCGTCCGCCTCGGTCGGCGCGGTGTAGATGAAGGCCCGGAACGCAGCGTCCTCGATCTGCCCCGCCTCGATATCGGCGGCATAGCGGATCAGCTCCTCCAGCGGATTATCCGGGTCCGGGCTCCTTGTGCTGATCACCAGGCCCAGCGGCTCGGCGTGCGCGCCCATGCCGGTGCGCAGCGCCTCGATCAGATCGCGGCCGCGCCATTGCGCCACCTCGTCGCCGATCCAGAACGAGGGCGACAGGCCGTGCGCCTTACGGGCATCCGAGCTGAGAGCCTGGTACGTGCTCCCGGTCACCACGTCCTCGGCCTCCTTGCGGAAGTCGCGGAAGATGATCCGCTTCGCCAGTTCCGGCGACGCCAGCGCCATCGATTTCATCGCGGCATAGACGATCGCGGCTTGTGCCCGATCGGCCGCACCGCTCAATACCTGCCCACCCGGCACCGCCTCGGGTCCGGCGAGGTGCGCCAGCCCGAGCGCCGAGGCAAACCCGGTCTTGCCGTTTTTGCGGCCCATGCTCAACAGGGCGAAGCGCACCAGGCGCCGGCCGCGCCGATCCGTCCGGTAAGTCTCGCGCACGATGGCCCGCTGCCAGGACCGAAGGCGAAATCGCCGGCCGGCAAATACACCGGAGGGGACTATCAGCCGTTCAATCCAGTTGATCAGCCGATCGGCCCGCGATCTGCCCGGAAGTTCGATGATCGGCGCCGATGAACCCGGCTGTTCCGGGCGCCGTACGGGATGGGCATTTGGTCCGCGAAGGCCCATCAGGAACTAACTCTCAACGGACCCCACAGGCGGTCGGAGCGGTTCAGCCCCGAGAGATTTCCACGTGCTATCATGGTCCAAGTCAACGCCCGCCCAGGCTGCAGTGGAGGAGATCCTTCGCGGATGATAGCCATTGTATTGAACGTAATCGGCCTATCGATGAACGCCGCTGGCGTCATACTCCTATTTTTCTTCGCAATGCCGTACCGAATTCCAACTCCTCGCGGAGGATATATCGTCACTGGAAGCCCCGATCCTGATGACGCGCTGACAGATAAACGATTTAAAATGCGAAGCCACCTAGGACTTTCCTTGGTTATGCTGGGCACGGGCTTGCAGATTGCGGCGGCTTTATTGTCAGCATGGTAATCATGCCCTTGCCTCATCTGTTCCACCAGTGTCCGGGGTCGAGCGGCTGTCCGCGCTCGTCGCAGCCCACCGCTCGGGGCGCCGCGTTCCCTGTGGCGCTGCGCCTGTTGTGGCATGAGGGACACAGGCCGCGAAGATTGTGCAGCGCGTCGGCGCCGCCCTCGGCCCGCGGCACGATGTGATCAGCATGAGTACTCGGTCGACCACATCCCGGCGTTCGGCATACAGGGTCGCGGGCTAGACAATCGGCACGAAGCTGTATCCAGCGGTGCGATCGATAGAACGGGTCGCTCATTGTCCGTGGCCCTCCTCTCCGTCGAGATGCCTACGAGCGCAACCGGTTGCGGGCGCCTCTCCCCCTTAAGGGGGAGGCCCGCATGGTTGCGCGGCCAAAAGCGCAACCGGTTGCGCGGCGGTTGCGCGGCGGTTGCGCGGCGGTTGCGCGCAGTTGCAAAGGCGGTTGCGCATGGTTGCGCGGCGGGGCCGCAACCGTCGTTTCGGCCGCTCGTTGCCCTGCCACGGCCCGACGAAAGCGGTTGTGGACGGTTGCGCCGCAGTTGCAAAGGCGGTTGCGCATGGTTGCGCATCATCGGCCGCCCTCCCTGATCGACCAGCTCAACTCACCGTTGCAGGCGATCCAATTTGCCGCGATCAGCTCGCGGCGGTACTTCGATATCAGGCTGCGCCGGGAGTGCTGCGTCACCTTGTCGTCGCCTTCCGGGACGAGCCCCAGCCGACACAGCTCGCCTCGCCACTGATCATCGGTCGCCGAGGGCAGGCCCGCGCTATCCTGCCGGCGCTCGCCGGTGTGCGCGAGCGCGTCGATCAGCGCGTCGTAGAACTTGGTCGCGAGCGGCGAGGGCGACTTCGGTTTCGATGACTTGGCGGCTTGCCGGCTCATGCCTCCCTGCCGCTCGACCGGCTCGGCGCTCCACTGGTTGTCGACCAGGCGGATGATCTTCGCCTCGTAATCCTCGCGGTTCTCGGGTGTCCGCTCGCGCGCCTTGGTGAACCTCAGCTTGAAGCCGATATCGCCCGGCCCATCGCTCAGCCGTTCGAGGAGCCCCACCGCGTCGAGCTGCCACTCCCGGGTCGACGAACCATAGCTGTGCGTCTCGTCGTGCCCGGTGTGGTGAACCCATGCCTGTCCGATCTTGCGCTTGGTGAGCGAGTAGATCCACGGCAGGACGTTCCGCCACGGCTCCTCGTCCTTCATATCCCCGGAAAGTAATGCCTGTATGTTGTCGAGGAACAGAAACTCGCTACCGCAATCGTCGATCACGTTGTCCATGTATTTCTGCCCGGCCTCGGTGTTGAGCGGTGGCGGGCGTGTCGGCAGGTCGTTGAGGCAAACGAAGTGCGGGTTTTCGGGATGGTCGATGCCGCCGGCGCGCCCCAGGGCATCGATGATGCGCCGCTGCATCAGGGTCGACGACATTTCGCCGTCGATGTAGAGCACGCGCGCCGGGCGCCTTCCGCGCCAGCCCAGGAAGTCGCGGCCCTCGGCGATCGCGAAGGCGATGCCCATCATCAGCATCGTCTTGCCGAGCCCGGTCGGCCCCACCAGCATCAACCTCGACGTCGTGCTCAGCAGCTCGCCCAGGAGATAATCGGGGGGCGCGATGTGGCGACTGGTCCAGTCGAGCAGGTTGACGCAAAGCGGGTATGGGATGATCGGCGGCAGGGTCGGCCCGGCGTTACCGTTCGTGTGCGGCCGAGCGCCGATCAT